GTAGTGGTAGTAGTGGTAGTCGTTGGCACAAAAGCTTGTCTTGTAAAAGCTGATTCTGGAACAATTGCCCATTCCCCATTGACCAACCACCAAAGTTGAACCCAAGCTCCTCCTCCATTTTCATAAAACCAAAGCGTTATCTCTTTCGAAACTCCTGCTTCAAATGAAATAGGCTCAGAGATACTTCCTCCACCACCCTTATCCCACCAGTCATAAGTAATTTGTTGCCCATCTAAGTAGAGAATTGTCCCATCGTCTGCTTGAGCCATAAATGAAATATCCTGTGATATTTCAGATGTTATAAAACCTTCATACTTAATTACGAAATCCTCGTATAAATCAAGAACTGGTATCTGATCAAAATAGTGTTCTATTTTTGATGTTGTATAAGTGCCAAAAACTTCAGTTGTTGGAGGGACTGGAGGAGACGAATTAAAATAATTATTAGTGGTTAGATTATTGTAAACAGTAACAAAAAGACCAGATTCAATATCTGCATTTGCAGGAGATGAGAAAAAACCCAAAATAAGAACAGGGGTTATTATCCAAGAACCTTTTCTAAATCTTAATCTTCTCACATAACAATAATACTTTATTAAGAGTTAAACAACATACTCAACACCGCTTATCACTAACGATGCTGTTGCTGCATTACTCGTAATATATATTGATGAGTTAGCATTTAAAACAATTGATGTGTCGTATGTCAATGTTTCTCCACTGAGAATCGTAGCGTTGCTAAAAATTTGATTATTTGCAACAGCCGATCCTCCTGCTGGAATTATGTGAATATTTGAAGTGATTGTACTTGCTCCGGTATTACAGATATTTATATTCTTAACAATTGCATATCCACCAGTATTTGATGTTATTGTGTATACATTACCTGTTTGAGTATTTCCAATATAAAGATTTTTTGGTATTAAATTAGGCATTAGACCCCCATCCAATTTAAGATTTCAGTATCATATACTGTTGTATTCATATCTTGAACAACAACAGCATCAAGAACATGATCAACATATTCTCCTGAAGTATGAGCAGTCGCTGTTGTTCCATCAAAACCTCTTTGTTCAATTGTGAAAGAGTTTGCACTTCTGGTCGATATTAGAATTTTTTCTTCAGATGGAGTTCCACGACCTATTGAGATAACAAACTGATTGTTTGCTCCTGTAGGAAATGTTGAACCATCTACTACTGAAAAAGAGGTAGAAACATTTGATATATTTGCAGATAATGTTGTTGTTAAAGCATTTCCTACAAATTCTCTCCTGATCATAAAACCACCTTAGTTGAGAGAAATACTCAAGTCGCCAGAGGCTATTCTTAAAGTATCTCCAGAAGTAACAGAGCGACTGCTTGTTAAAGAACCATAAACAAGGATATTGCCAGAGGTCAGTGCATCGCAGACAGCAACAGCAACAACCGTTGCTGTTGGCATTCCTGTAAAGTCAACATTGGCACTATTGGTTGCTGTTCCGCTTGATGAAGCGTTGAAAGATACAGCTTTTCTTGCATAAGAACCACCAGATACTTCAGTACCAGAAGTGCTATCTGTTGGTGCAACAGTATACAATGCCAAATAAACAGTTGGCATAGTATAAGAAGTCGTACCAAGGATGTGATCGAGAACCTTATTTTCCAAATAATTGCTAAGGTTTCCTGCCATAATTAATCCTCCTTGTTTTTAAGAAAATCTTCAATTTCAAATGGATTTGCAATTCTAAAGTTTTCTAATTCAAGAAGTCTATTTGCAATTTCTGCTGGAACTTCTTGAATAGGATTATCTCTTGTAAAAGTAACATCTTGTGATGTATAAGAAGCTCCACATTCAAAAACAATAATTACATTATCACCCTGAACTGTTTCAACAACCTTTGCTTCTTTTTTCGGAGCAGCTGCTTTTTTTGGAGCAGCTTTTTTTACAGGCTTCTCTTCTTTATTATTCAAATCTTCTGATTTAATTACATTGTCAGTCATAACTTATAGGATACCATATTTTCTTAATAAATGCGAAATGGGGAGGTTTTTACACCTCCCCAAATCACAATTTGTTTTAATTCAAATTACAGTGAACGCAACTTAACATTCTTACCGATTACATATGAATCAGCATTTTCAATGTTGCTTGCAACTCTCATGTACTGAGTGTACTCAATGGTGTCGGTCTTTGGCTTGAACTGACGGTAAACAGTAATGTCACGGTGGATACCGATAACACGGTTGTTCGGGAAGGTCAACTCAACGAAGCCATGTGAACCGCTGGTGCCTGAGTAGTCACCTGCTGCTGCTTCTGGCATAAGAGGAACTTCAAGCAATGGAATGCCGAATGGTGAGATACCAGTTGAACCTGGACCACCATTTGCTCGCATTGCGCCCTGCAAAAATGCCATGTCACCAACTGTTGATGCTGGTGATGGTGCGCCTGCTGTTGCTGCTGTTGCAGAGTTTGGATTTCCAAGGCTGAAGATCGTATCTTGTACGAGTCCGGAACCAGAGAAGAATCTCAACTCATTTCTGCGCTGCAAATACTTTGTTGGCAAATTACGCAAGATGCGGTCATAGGTTGCTCTAGAGACATTGTTGCCTCCTTCGTCAACAACACGACCATTGGTTCTTGCAAGCTTGTTGAAGCCATCAAGTGCCTTCAAAAGACCGTTGTTGGAAGATGTGTTGCCGTTGATGAACAAATCGTCAAGGTCGTTGGCTGTTTGACGAGCCATGATCTGTGCGATGTGATCTTCAAGGGATGCACCCTCAATGTTGTCCTCAAGAGACTCTGTTGAAATTGCCCAGTCAAGACGGAGCTTGACAGTGCTCAAAGAGACTTTGCTGAATGTGACAGCGGCATTAGAACCAGTGTCTGTTGCTTCGGTTGCCTTTGAAAGCAAACGAGTACCAACGGAAACCTTGTCGATTTCCATTTGTGGTGTACGCATGCGAACGACTCTTGCGTTCTGCATTAATACGGACTGATCAATAACATAATCAAGGAAGCGGTTAGACTGTGCTGGCTTCATTAAGCCGCCAGAGTCATTACCTACTACGCTTGTTGTTACTTCATCAGCTTTCGATAGAATTTCTTCTTGTGATGCCATATATTTTACTCCTCCTACTTATGACTCATAACCCAAAACGCCAATGACGCTTTGTGGTAAATACATGTTGCCCCAGAAAGACTTGTCTTGAGACTTTGTGATGGTCTCTTCCTCTTCGTCTTCCTCTGGATCAACGCTCTTTTTGATAGCACCAGCGTTAGCAAACTTGCTAACTTGCTCTTCAGTTTCTGCGAGAGCTTTTTCTGCTGCATCTAATTTTTCTTGAAGTTCAGCGGAGCTGGCTTCAAATCCCTTTGTGATGGTGTCGATTTTTTCTTGAACAGATGCTTCAATCTCTTCTTTAATTGAAGTAGCGAAGGTATCCAGTTTTTCGTCAACCACAGCACCGAGGGCTTCTTTAAGGATTTCAATATCCATTTCTTCCTCCTGTGTGTTTTCAGTTACTTCAACTTCTGTTGAAGCATTTTCTTGAACATCTGGAACAAGCCAATTTACAAGTCTCTTAATAAGAGATAGTTTATTCATTTCTTGTTCATTCATGTTAAAGACCTTATCATAGTTTACATCATTTTGCAATGAATTATCCTCCAATTCAACAACTTCTGTATTAAGTTGTCCTTTTTCTATTTCATCAACAAATGAAATTAGATCATTTAAGAAATTAGAATCTTCTTTTTTAATTTCTTTTTTCTTTTTCTTACCTGGAATTGTTGGAGTTGCAAAACGATTACCTTGTTCTGGGTTTTTAATACCTGAACCCATACCAGATGTTGTTACCTCTCCCTCTTTTTCCATCTCAATTTCTACAGACTTTTTCTTAGTATTTTCATATCTTTCCAGAAGTCTGCGCCCTTTGGCAGCAAGCGCTGCAGCATCTTGCATATTTTGAGGAACAGGCTCTCCCCAAGCAGCAGCGGATAAAGCCAATCTTGTTGGTTCACCGTTTGGCTTCTTCATAGGACCAGAAGGGTTGGTGAAAAATCTTGTTAAGAAAGAACCTTTCCTTCTCATCTTCTCTGGAGTGTCTGCCGGACCTTTTACTCCTGGTTTAAGATTTGCACCCTCTGTTTGCTTAAAATGTCTACGACCTGCAGCAGTAAGACCACCTTTTGGATCTTTAAGTGGTTGCTTTGCTTTTTCTAAATCAAAGTCTAAATCTTCAATTAAATCAAGGATGTAATCAAGATTGCCATCAATATCCATTTTCACAATGTCGACAATAGCAAGGGCATTCGCTGGATTGTCTACTAAACTAAGTTCTCCTAAAGTATATTTTTTAATGATATTAGCTGGTTTACCTCTAAACATTTTTTCTGTAGACTCTGCTTTTTCAATAATCTTACCGCCAATAGAAAAAGCCTTAAGGGTTCCATCAAGAATTTTTTCCCAAGTGCTTTGAGCACCTTTTGAAATATAAGCATTAACTTTAATAGCCTTATACTTTTCACCGTCTTCACCTGTGATCTCTACAGGTTCATAGCTAATAGCTTTACCGACAGCAATTGGTGCATGCATTTCTCTGATGTTTCCACCCCAATTTTTAAATGCCTCAAGAGACGCACCAAATTCAACAATATCTCCTGATTTATCAATATTGTCAGCAGTAGCAATACCACTAACAATTCTTTCCTCTTTCTTGATCATGTCAATTGGGAAAGATAAATTAAAATTTTCCATAAAGACCTCGTAATTAATAATTATACACTATTTTTTTTGTTTTTAACCAAAAGCCATAACAGCAATTGTTACACCAGATGTGATTACTTGAAATTTTGTATAATCTCCATAAAGTTCAACATAGCCAGCATTGCCTTCAGCAGTTGATGGGATTAAAACTCTTAATGGTCCTCCATTGATTTCAATAACAGCATCTGTTGTATTACTAGCATTATAGAATTTAATAGAAGAGGTGTGTCTTCCAATACTAACAACATTGTCAGTGCTCGTAACGCTTGTGTCTGAGTAGACTAAAGTTTGATCACTCATTATTTTCTCCTTCAAATACCTTTGTGGTATCTACATTGTCGCCAGAATCTTGATTCTGACCTCTCTCTGCTTGATCTCCACTTTCTCTTGATCCAGTAGGCTCTGCGCCTGAATCTGCTCTTGATTTTGGTGGATTGCTTGCAGCATTATTAGAATTTCCGACTGGTGCCCCAGCAGAGTCTTCTTTTTTAACTTTTGTTGGGAATGGCAAAACCTCATCTCCACCAGATTTTTCTGGTAGACCAATTTTTGCACGAACCTCATTTGGACTTACGACTTCTGTTCTCAAGTATCTGTCGTAGATTCTTGACTCCATATCTTCGTCAAGCAAGTCAATCTTCTTCAACTTAAACTGAAGCATGTCTGTAAACTCGCTGAGAAGTCTATTAATTTTCTTTTCAATAACAGCTTGATCAGGTCCAATTACTTGAATTTTAAATGTCTTATCCGCATCTCTAGAGACAGCCAAGTTTGCGTTATCGTAAACACCGACTTTTGGTGCTGGAACTCTGTTTGCAATAAGGATTTCATCACGGTTGGATTTACGATATTTATCGAAAGAAGCATCCTGAACGCCTGCTTCTAGTTTTTCAAATTTAATATCAGAATCACTTCCAATATTTGATGGAATTGGAACAACCAATGTTCCATGATTACGACCCTTAACTTCGGTTCTAAAATAATTAACAAGTTCCATTTTTGACTTATTACTTAATTTTGCACCTTTAAGAATAATTGCATATCTAGGAATAGCTTTGTTCTCGAAATAATCAATATTGTATTCTTTAGCAAATTTATCTCCAATAATTGCCGCAGCAGCGGAAACAGCAGGGGGGATTCCATAATATGTGCTGTTTGGAGAATACATCTTGAAATGAATAACCTCATTAGGAGAAGGATCTCCATTGATAGGATCTTGCATTTCTAGATCTTGAAAGTTTCTAAAAAATACTGCTTGAATTTTATTTGCTCTTGATAACTGAACGAAACCATCACGCTTTCTTCTAACACGGATCATTGTCGCTGGAATATGACCGATATAACCAATCTTTCCAGCGTTGTTTCTTCCAACCTCTAAATAGCCATTACCTACGGTTAGGCAATCTTGCCATACACGAATCATTGTTTCAATAAGTGTTTCTTCAATATTGAAACTTTCAAACAATTCATCAAGTTCTTCACGAAGATCTTGAAGTTCTTTTCGTGTTCTTTCTAGTTTTGCCGGATTGTCTTGAGCTTTTTCAATCTTTCTTCTAGATTTAAGAGTTTCAGTAAATTCATATCCAAGACCAACGGTATTCATCACTCTTGCATTAATTGATGCATAGTGAATAGCGCTTTGATCATAAAGTCTTGCAAGATTGTCTAAATCGTATGGCGGATTAACAATATCCCATAACGAATATCCATTAATAACTTCTGGGTCAAGGTACTTAGATTTCGTACCATCTTCGCCTTCTTGTCTTTTTTGAAGCCTCAATGCTTTTCTTTTCATTTTTGGAGATAAACTATCTATCTTAATAAATGAAAAAGGATCAATTGATTCTTCTTTTGAGTTATGAGAGATATAAGAAATATCCTCAATTTCTTCATATTGTTCATTTTCAACATGAGTCATACGATTTTCCATATTACTTACCTCTTAAAATACTCATCTAACATATCTTCATATGGATCAGCAACAAGGCCGTTTGCAAGACGCTCTGCTTGGTCATCCCTTTCAGAAGCAGAAATTTTTCTCGCTCCTGGAATCCATTTGACATGACCTACTTCGCTCCCAGTCCAATATTTTGCAGCTTCAGCAACTCTTTTCTCAATTGCAGGATCGTCAACAAGACCTTCTGCTGACAAAACTCCATCACCATCGGTCAATGGAAGACCATCTTCTTTAATCCAAATGCAAACACCAAAAGTTCTCTCAGGAACCCAAATGTTTTTACTTTTAATCATATCCGAACTCATATGTGTACAATTCTACATCAATTTTTATATTTTATCTACATGCTCTGTACATTTTTATTAGAAATGTATCAAGAATTGTCCTTAATGAGTTTAATCTCACAAGCATCAGTGGTGCAATAACTTTCTCCAACAGCATCTGCTGCCATTCCTGCATAGACACCGGCAAAATCAATTGGGAATAATTTCATCAACCCATTTTCACGATACTCATCTTCTGTGATTTGCGTATAAGGCATCTGCGGATAAGTAAAGTTTCCTTGAGGCAAGAATGAAACAGTTTTTAACTGACCGTCATACATGTGAAGAACAGTTCCAATGTACTGTTTCTCAGTATCTGAATCAAACGAGATTGTTACTGAAACTGAGTTATCAGACCAATACCTCTGAGCGACTGATGCAATAGCCATCTTTTCAAAGATTGTCACATCCTTTTCAGAACGCTTTGCATCAGACTTGATAGGGAAGAAAACAACACTTGTTGTGTCTGGAGACTCAGAAGCTGGCTCTACTCGATAGTTTGCCATTTTGAACAACGGAAGCATTGGGTCATCATTTGCAAAACGAATTGCACGAAGGAAATATTCTCCACCCGGAGTCCAGTGAACCCCTGGTGATTCACCAGCAAGAATTGAAACTGTTCCAGAAGGCTTAACGGTTGTCATCTTGATTGATTCACGAATACCAAACCATTCAGAATAGATATTGTCATATCTCTTAATAACATCATATCCACTATCCATCCATTCACGAAGAACAGGGATGCCGTGAATATCAGCAAAGTTGGCAATACCTGACATTGATGTTCCGATACGGCGATTGCGTTGCATAATCGCATTTGTCTTTTCCCAATGTGTTGGAAGAAGAGTCACTGTTTTTGCGTAGAGGTATGCAAACTTTAAAGTACGCTTATAGTCTTCAAGTGAATCATGGCGATTTAAATAGGTCTCAACGAGCGTACAGCACTCATAGGATTCAAGTGACTGTTCAGCACAAGGGTTGTATCCAGCAACACGCCAATCTTTGTTATTTGGAGGATCAATTAGGCGACCATACTTTCTGGACATATCAAGCCATATAACACCCGGCTCACCATTAAGAGCAATGTTTTCTACTAGATGAGATAAATCATTACCAACAAAGGTTTCTACAGAGTTATTACTCATCCAAGCCCAACCCGGATTTTCTGGATCATATGAATTTCTATCTGGAAAAACTTCTGAATTCTTAAGATTTAAGAATTGCTCATCATCGTGTCGGCCAATAAGAAGTTCAGCAGAACGGCGAACATTTCCAGAGACAACACAGACACCGATTAGATTACCGATATCTGCAATGTCTTTTCTTGTAAGTTTTTCACCAGCACGACCATCAAACATTTTGCGGATTGCGTTATGAAGTTTGATAAGAGGCTCTGGTCCAGATGCTGTTCCACCAAAAGTCTGAATTGGTGTGCCAAATGGTCTGATTTGGCTGTAATCAAATTTAATAACATTCTGTTCTGGCTTTAAGTAAGAATTGATCAATTCAACTGTTGAGTCTTTCCAACCTTCTCTACTGTCCTCAATGATTTGAAGGATTTCAGTCTTGCTTGGTTCATGAATAGTAAAATCCTTATCAGCACCTTTATCATCAAAACCTACACCTACACCAAGCATTGATGCTTCCATCAAAAATGCAAAAGGCTCTGCTGGATTATCTTTAGACATTTCAGATGTAGAAACAAAAGCACAATTCTGAAGAGCTGCTGAGTTTTTATGCACATTGACTAAAGGTGTGCCCATGATCCAAAGTCCACGACCGGGTGGTGTCCACTTAAGATTGAACAAACGATCAAAAGCTTCTTTAGCACTTGCTTGTGCTTTTACACCATTCCAAGGCAAACGATTTTTTTTACAATGATCTTTCTGTAAAGAATACATGCCATTGATTACACGCTCACAAACATCAACCCATGTTTCTTTTGTACCATCCGACTTTTTACGAGAATATGTCCTCAAAAAAGTAATTTCGCCAACTGAATTGCCAGCAGCATCTTTATAACCAAAAGGTGGTTTCTTATCTCTATACAAAGATACAAAATCATCACTTAATTTAAAAGAAAAAATCCCATCACTGGAAGAACCTAACACCATAACAAACTCCTTAAAAGATAGATAACAATGTTACCAAATCAAAAATAAACTTCAAGAGTTATTACTTAGGTGTAATATTTTTTTTCGAACTCTTGGAGTCTGGACAGAATCATATCAGCAACTGACTCCCAAGAATGGTTTTGGTGGATTATTTTTGCTGAATTAAATGCAGATTTCTTAAACAGATCATATTCATTTGTGACATTCTGCATGTGCATAACCAATTCATCAAAATCCGGAATTGCCCAATCCCCTGTGTCAATACTGTAAGCATGGCTGTTGAAAGTTGCTTCACCGTATTCAGCACTGAGGGGTATTCCATAATGAGCAAAGTCTGCGCAGCCTGTTAGGTTAGTTACAATTGTTGGTAGACCAGTAGCCATTGCTTCAAAAGGAATCATCCCAAACCCCTCTCCACTTGTTGGGTATACTAAGCAATGACATTTATTGTACAACTGAATAATCTCATCATTAGACAAAATATCTGGAATCCCTATAATCTGAGGGTGCTGATCAGCTGATACCAATCTACCATCTAGATAGATTTCTGCAAAACAGAACTTGTTGTATTTAAGAATTAATCTGTAATCATCATTGCCATCAAATAATTCTAGAAAAGCATCAACAACAAGTTGAGAGTTTTTTCTTTTAGAATCTCCACCTATATGTAAAAAATTAAATTTATCAGATAATTCTCTTTCATATATTTTAAAGTCTTTAGAAATACCATGAGGTATTACATGAATATCATTTTTTACACCGTTATTTATATAAACATCTTTTACAAAATTAGAGGTTGTCCAAATTTCATTACAAATATTCATGTTATATAACCAGCCTTCTGGAATCTTTGTAGATTCCCAAGGTGTGTAACCAATATTGTATGCATTGGATAGTTGATAGTAGTAAGGTTGACAAAAGTTAATATGAAATGGAATATCTGGATTATTAAAGAATACAGCTGTCTCTTTTTGCTGAAGAGCAGTAATCATACTAACTGCAGCATTTGTGTATCCTTGACTGGACCATAGAGCGCCGCTTATATCTGTGCTTTGAACACTGAACCAACTTATTTTTTTCATAAATGATTAATCTTTTTTCTTGTCCTTGATTGGCTTACCGTCAGTAACTTCTTCATTGAAGTCTAGACATTTTACACCATTTGAGATTAACTTATCAGCACAATCAGAATTAATCTCTGAAGTTAGTGCTCTGCCAGTAAAAGCGCAATATGTTGCAGCTATGTAAAAGTCGGAACATTTTATTAGAGAAATAGCTTCGGAGTCCAGAACTACGAAAGGTCCGCAGTCTTCAGTTTCTATAATTGCTATAATTCTCATATATATATAATACTATCAGTACACTATTAGCACACTATCTACACATTGGTATATCTTGGTGTACTTCAGTATACTTAGTGTTCTTAGTATACTAGCGCATCTGCCGATGCGAAGCATATCAGAAAAAAATCACAAATTTGGAAAAATCCAAATTTTTTTTATTTCTTCTGTTAGTATACAGGCCATGAGTAATGAATATTTCTATGAAATCCTAGATCACGGCTCTGTAGAATTACTTGATTCTATGGCTTCTGACTTAGATGTTGTTAACGCGGCAAAGGTTTCTTTTGCAGCCCGAAAAGATGAGATTGATGAATCATGTATTGGATTAATCAATTATTTAATGAAAAACAAACATGCAACACCTTTTGAACACTCAGTTTTTAAATTTCATGTTAAAGCCCCAATCTTTGTTACAAGAGAATGGATGAGGCATAGATGGTCATCATTTAATGAAATGAGTATGAGATATCATAAGCCGGATCAAATTGATTATTATGTACCTTCAATTGAAAACATTAGAAAACAAATCGGTAAACCCGGAGCCTACACTTTTGAGCAAATTGAAGATCAAAAAGTTATTAATGAATTTTATCTTACAATTCAAAATACAATCAATATGGCTAACTGGGGATATCATAGTTTAGTTGATATTGGAGTAGCAAAAGAAATTGCAAGATGTGTATTACCAGTAACACAATATACAGAATTCATTTGGACAGTTAATGCAAGAAGTTTAATTAATTTT